TTAAATTTAGCATATTCTTTTCTGTTAAATCTTAAAGCCTTAACTATATTGTTTTCTTTATCGGTTATATGAAAATTAGCAAGGTTAAACGGACCAGAATGCTTAACTATCTTTGTACCATATTGATCTATTTCACCCAAGTCTCTTAGATTTGAATTGCCGGGAAAATTACCATTAAATTCAAATGCTTCTTCAACTATCGTAGTAACATGATCATTAACTTCACCTAGTGTAAAAGAAAGAATATTATTGTTAAGTGGATTTCTTTCAAGGTTAGTTGGTATTTCGTAATAGCCATTATCATTTTTAGGAGTTAAACTATTACTCTTTATTAATATTCTATCACCCGGAACTAAATCTGTAAAAAATCGAACATATGCAATACCGTTTATTCGATTAATTTCATAATCAATTTCAAAAAACTTTAGGTTATTGTTAACATATACCCAAACACGCAGATCATTTAACTCTCCGCTACGGTTATAGACATCAACAGGAAAATCATTAACAATGTCTTCACCAAAAAATTGTCTAGTTACTTTTTGTCTACTATTGCGACGACCTTTTGTCCAGCCATTTTTATAACTAAATTCTTCTCTCTGTGAATATTTTTGAAGATAGGCTATTTTAGAATCAATCATTATTTGTGTGTTTGATTGAGCATAGGTATAGCTTTCATTTAAAAGATTAAAATCAAAAACAATATCTCCTACATTTTCAAAAGCACGATATGAAAGGGCAAAACCTAATTCAGTATCAACTATTCCTGTTCCTCGACGATAGGAAAAAATAGAATTACCACGAAAGTTTGTTGCATCATAAACAGTTTGATCTGCGTAAGAAATTCCGTTTTTGTCAAAGAGATCAAATTTTGGTTCTTGATTTATTTCTGTTTTCTCTTGCCCTCTTATCCAACTAGACCCGTTATAGAAATAAATTTGTCCTGCATTTTCTACACCTTGTTGTACCAAAACAGTTTCGTTTAATAACGGTTGTGTATCAATAGTTTCACGTAACGCAATTTGACGACGGTTTTCAAAAGTAACAAAGGTTACTTCATATATTTTGTTTGCAACAAAACTATCTGGATCTGCTGTAAATAAGATACGTTGTCCTTCAGTTAAATCAATGCCATCTACATTGTAACCAATTGATCCTTCAATTGTTGAAAATACATCCGTTGTAAAATTATCAATAAGAGCAATATCAGTTTTAGAAGCTGATCCAAAATTATATAACTTTAATCCTGCTTCAAATTCAATAATAGGACGTTTTGCTCTCTGTGCTTGGTCAACTTCTACTTCAGTTCCGTTTATTATAGCACTTGTTTCTATTACACCTCTGTGGAACCAACGATTATAACGAGTCCACGCATTTCGGTCAAGGCTTGCACGGTTTATAACGATGTAATCTTTCGTTCCTGCAAAAGATGACGAATTTGCATACGGAAGTGTATCAAATCCATCTGTGTCAAACGGTATTTCTAAATTAGTTGAATAAGCAGCTGGAATTTCAAGATCATTTGAATTAATCAACTTTATTTCACTGCCAACTCCTTCAACATACCATTCACCTGTAGAATATATTTCAGGAGTTACATCTCCTTGAAAATATATTTTCATTCCGTTACTAATATCATATCCAGTTGAAGTTTTATAAGCACGCTTTCCTATAATTTCTTCTTCTACATTGATTTCGGTATTTTCTTCAATATCATATATCTTTATAAATCCACTTACATTTACATCATTTTTTGAAATATAATAAAGTTTGTCTGGTGCATTTTCTGGAACTTTAAATTCAATAAATCCTTCTTCAACATAGACAACAGCAACTTCTTCAAATTCTTCGTTGTATCTTGTTACACCGTCATTATATATTTGTGAACGATTAATTGCTTCTCCGGGGGTTACTCCTCCAGGATTAGGATCAACTACGAAAGGTCCAACATCATATTGTTCTCCGTCATATGGAGCATTGTCGTATAGACCACTTGCTTTTATTCCCTCTGTCGTAGCAACTAAAATGGCTTCGCCCGGTGTAAATGATCGAGATGTAGCAAATGCTATAGGATGATTAGGGGTATTAATTTGAAAACGATAAGTTTGACCTCTAAATAACTTTAAAGTTTTGTTTGGGGTGAACCCATTTGGAGTAAACAAATAGGCAAGGCTATCACCTTGCTCTGCTAATTCTACTGTAAGAGTTGATTGTACTTCTTTTGCATTACCCCTAACAGGTACCGGCTGTGGTCCATTTGGTAACCAATAATATTCACGAAAATTAGCAATTTTATCCCAATCAATATTTGGATTCCAAGCATAGTATTCTTGTGCATTTAATATATTATGATTAGACGTATTGCCTTTGAATGCAGTAGTCTGATTAATAAAATCTTGGTAATCTTTATAAAAGAGTACATTTGATAGATCGTCTTTTATAACTGTTGCTGGTTCTAATTGGTAATTTTCTCTTTGAGAAGTTACTGCTCCGACATAGCTATCATCTTTCTTTCTTGCTTTAGAAACCCGGCGACCAAAATATCCGGATAGCTTTTCGGCTACTCCGGGTTGTATCATTTGGTCAAGGGTAGCGTTTAAGAATTTTTCATTAGTTGGTGTACGAAAAAATCTTGGGAGGAATTGTGTACTTTTAACACTACGATCAGGCTTTTCTGGGTTTATTGGGTATTCATTTTGATTATTGTCGTAAGCCATTAGAAACTAGTTCCTCCAGTTATGCTTATTGTTGATAGTGTATTACTTTGAATTCCTGTATTAGGATCTACGCTAGATGTTACCACTAGTCCTCCTGCTTGCAATCTAGTTGCGGTTATAGCATCAATTATTTGAACATCGTCAACTGTTGCCCCAGATATAAAAACTTCATCTGCTTCAGAACGAATTTCAAACAAACTACCAAATGCTTGTGATGTTTGAATTGGTACAATAACAAAGGATACTACATCAGGAGCAAGTTGATTCATTACATACGTTGACAATTCGCTAAAGTAAAAAGTCTCTCCAAATTCCCAATTTTCAAGAGCAAAATATTGATTCATTGCTTCAATTACTTGAGTTTTAACGTCGTTATCATTAACTACCAAGTCTGGATTCTTTACTATCTTAAATGTAGCTCTTAGATCTGATTTTGCTTTTGTACCAAACAATATCTTATACTTAACCGAATTATAAATTACTTCGTCACTTATGGTTTTAATTTGATTTAACTGTTGTCCAAAATTACGATATAATTCATCAGAACTAGGTGGTAGAGGAATAGTAGATGTAGTTCCATCAAGGTAGTTGCGAAATGAAGAATCATATCGACGTGTTAGCATATAAACATCCATTATATTACTCACTGCCGGATCAATTCTTGAATTTGAATCAGCTGCATGAACATAATAGAAACGTAAATTATCACGTCCTACATATGCTCTGTATCCGGAAATAGTTTCAAGTCTTATGTTAGTTAGGTCTACTACCTTAAAAACATTGGTACTAGAAACATAAAATATATCACCCTCTTGATATTGACTTAACGCTCCTATGTCTTGCTCAAAAGAAACAACCAAAATACCTGCATCTGACTGAGAAATATAACGATAATCTTCTACACCGTCTGATGTCCTATAAGATTTTTCAAAAATATACTTAGTATTGGCATTAACTGATTGATTTACAATTTCGTCAAATATATCAATATCATCTACTACACCATCGTTGTCGCTATCAAAGAAACTAATTTGTATTTTCTTTGAATCTACGTATCCTTCTTTATCTCGAAATTCTTCAATAATTTCCCAATCATGATTAATAGTGAAAGGAGAATTTGAATCAGGTTGTGTATTAATTGACATAATTTGTATCTTATCTTTTACTATATTACCAGTTCTATTATCATATATTGTATCCGAAGAATCATAATAAAACTTAATTTCTCTATCACTTTCAAATATATAACGTAACCCTCTATAAGTTAATGTATATGATTCTCCATTTGTCTGAAACAAAATTAACCAACTTGCATCAAGATTTTGATTGCTTGTGTCTCCTGCTTTACCTGTTGAAAAATTTGAATTAATATCAATATTTGTATTATCAACTAATTTCCATTGTCTTGACGGTACATCATATCTTAATCCAAAAGTATTAAAAGAAAATGTTTGGTCTACAATCTGTGTTTTAACCGGAGCAGTTATCGAAGTTGCTAATTTTGGTTTTAATTCACTTAATATTGCATTAGATGGTATAACGTCGTTAAAAACAATGGGACCTTTACCAGTTTCGTCAACTGCGATACCTCTACCATTTACACTTATTACCTTTGTCCATTTATAAAGAGTTGCTCCCGGAGCAGTTCCGTCACCTACATCAATAGTCCCGTTTGCTTTAAAATAATAACCAGCAGGTGGAATAAATTTACAGAGTGTACCGGATTCAATACTCTTTAAAGAATTAGATGTAAATGATCCAACGGTATAAGGCTGACCATCTACGTCTTCTAGATATCCAGTTGACTGGTTCGTGTCAGACGTACTTTGAACCCATGTTGCAGATAAATCAGATGTAAATATTCTTGGAAATTCTTTATAATAAAAATTTAAGACTTTTCTATCTTTTAATATTGGTTCAATTGTGTTTAAGATTATACCTTCAATATCTGTTTGTGTAGCAAAAGTAAAGGTTTGCTTCTCTTCAATACTTTGACGATATAATACACCATCTACTCCATAAAGATTGACTGTGCTATATTTTCCACTAGTGTCTATTAAATCAAAATAACGACTAATTCCACTTGACGTCCTATTAACTGCTTTTACCTTTACAATCTCTTGAGAAATTCCAAGAGGGGCAATATTATAATCTTCTGCTGTTACCATTCTATTTTGTGTGTAATAAGTAGAAGGTGCATTAGAACGAATGCTGTCGTTTGATTCTGTTGATGCTCCGTTATCAACTGTTGCCTTTAGAGAAAGTCCAATTGATAATGTTTCAACTGTACCGTTTCTTGAAAGATAAGGAATAGATATACTAATATTTTGCATATCTGGAGTTTGAACAATTACTCGACGGTTAGCAGAAGTACGATAATATACACGGAATGTTCCTTTTGGTAGATTACCAAAGACGCCGTCGCTAAAAATAAGATTGATTCTATCGTCTGACCTAGTAAGAACAGAATAAAAATTTCTTATGCCTTTGTTCAAACTGTTATAGATTACGTTATTTCCTTCAATTGCTTCAACCTTAGTCCAGTATTCTGTTTCAGAACCTTGATCATTTAATTGATATAACCAAACATCAGAGTTATTAATATTCCTTGCATCTACACCAATAATTTGATTAGGTACTGTATTATTGATTGTAAAAATTCCTTGATCTAATACTCCTTGACGGAAATGACTGAAAAATCCTGTATTAGAAGAACCTGCTCCTCGACCATCATCTCTGTATAAACAAGCAAGACTATTTGCAAGAATAGGCAATTCTTCTTTTATTTCACCGTCTTCTAAATCAGTTGAAACTATTTCAAAAGGTGTATCTATTCCTTCAACTGATTTAGAAAATTTATAAATTGGAAGATCTGTGTTGATAGCATTAAAACGATATTGTTCAGTTGGTATTCCTGCTACTGTATCTTTCTTGTCAGGGCGACCAAACGTGCCATTAACTGGTAATGCAGAATTCATTATTTTAATAAATTGCTCGTACCAATCTGAATTAGACGGATCATTCCATACAATTGTTTGTCCTGCTAAATTGAAATTATTAGAATCAAGTAATGTTTCCGTTGTGCTAACAGAATCAAATTTTAATAATCCGTTTGCTGCTTGGTTTCTTTTAACATTATATGATAGCAATCGAGCCAATCTTAAGATTGATTCTCTTCTTTCTGCTAATTCAATAAAGTTTTCTCTTGCATTTAGATCTATACGGAAAGAAAGATTTTGTCCAAGGAATGCAATAAGATCAATTAACGCAAGGTATTCGCTACTTTCAATATAATCGTTAAAATCTTCAGGATAGTTTTCTCTCAAATATGAAATCATCGTCCTGCGAAGATTGTCAAAGTCATAACTTTGAAAATCTGCATTACGAAATGTTTGATAAACCCTTTTCCAATCCTCTGCTACGAGGAGTCTATTTTGACGATCTGTAGCCGACATACACTCATTCTCCTATTATAATGTATTTATTAAGAATAGAAAAGTGCTCTGTTATTTCTATTAAGAAATTAGTCCGTTTTCTCTATCAAATCGAAATTGCATAGATTCAGAAATATTATAAGGGAGATATGTGAGATCACACTCAATTTGTATTCCACTTTCGTAGGAATCAACCGTAACTTGATTAACTACTACTCTTGGATCATAGTTAACGATAGTGGTTACGTTTTCGGCTACTGCTTCCTTTAAGTCATCAGTTAATGGTTCGAATATTATATCCCATATAATTGTTCCAAATTCTGGATTTTCAAGTTTTTCGCCTTGTCTTATATGAAAATGATTTATAAGATCCTGTTTAATTAATTCAAGATCATATAATCGGAGACTTCTCCGATTAGGATCAACTGTACTAAGTCCTCTGTAAGCACGTCCTTTTACTACCGAATCAGGATAATTTCCTGATGATACATTTACACGTTTGATTAAGTTTTTTTCGAGCGCTGCCATATTAATACTTATCCATTATGCGCTTAGGGTTTTAGACGGTGATAAAAATTCTTTTTCATCAAACGTTGGTCCAGTATCTGGTATATCGGATATTTCCGTTATTCTTCTTACGTCAGTTACATATAAATTACCATTTACAGAAAAATTTGAATATTTTACTCTATCAGCTTGGTTGCCACCAAACACCCTAACTCTGTTAGTTGAAGGAATATATCGATCTACAAATCCAACATGTCCCCCGGGACCTTTTCTGCTTTTGAAAACAATTATATCATTCTTGCGAACATTAGACCAAGTCCTCCAGTCTACTGGTGAACCATATGATTTATATGCTTGTGAACTACCTGTTCTTAAACCTTCAAATCCTGCTTGAACTAAGGCCCACGACATAAAGGCTGCACACCAAGAAGTTTTTCTGTCATTTGTTCTATCATATCCTGCTACTGCAAGTGCTTCGAGTATACGAGGATTAGATCCGTTTTCTGCCCAATCTTGTCTTTCTACTTCAACTAACAAAGTATTTAATCTAGCAAGACTTCCTGCTCCATTTGATTCTATTATGGTATTTGTATATGCTACAGAATTACCTTCGCTTGCTGACCCTGCAGGTGAACCAGTATGATATGCTCCTGTATCCTTAACTCCGTTTACATCAGTTCCGGGTGCATCTAAAGCAGCAGCATTAATTTGAGGTATAAAAACTTCAAGCTCATCTTCAGTTATTAATCTTGCCGGATCAACACAAGGAGTTGTAGGTATTATTATCCTAGCCATTATGTTACTGCTCCGCTACCAAGATTGTAATATTCATCACCTGTTGTTCCATAAGCATCACGTCCTCCGTTTCCACGTCGCCAATTTGTCATACCGCCTGCGCCAAGTAAATGTGCTCCTGCTAACATTCCTCCTTTTTCGTCTAAAGGAGAATCATTTGATAATCCTCCCTTAGAAAGAAGATAACGATAATTAAGATTTGTATATTCAATCATGGCCTGTTCTTGTACTTCTTTTGCTTCGAGAAATGCCTGTTTACTTGTTATACCATTTTTTCCAGTCCAATTAACAGGATTATCTAATGCACTATTCCTATTCTTTGATGTTCTTTTAATGTACCCAATGTCTTTTAATGCAGACGTACCAAATTGAAACCTTCCAATAAAACCAATTGTATTAACTGCATCATATGAATTGCCGCTTTCACGTTGACCTAATGCATCAACATATGCTTGAGTTTTTGAACCTAAAGCTGTGATTTCCCCTGGTGCTTCTAACGGAACTGTGGTTGTTCCTCTTGTTGCTCTTGGTACTGGTTGTGTTACAGGGCGAGGTGCTCGTGTTGCATCATATGGATTGTCTTCGGTTGAAGTAGTGAATGATGCTGTTACAATACCAGTAGTTCTAGTATCAAATGTATCAAATACAGGAGTTGAAAAACTTTGTGTTTGTTGAGTACCTGCCCTTGTTTTATCCGGTGTAACGTTCAAAGGATTTATATTTTCGTGTTCATACCATGGTTCATGTTCGGGAACTCTTGCTGTAGTTGCTGCCCTTAATGGAGGCACAGGTTCAATTGGATTAGCTATTGGTGCAAGTATTGCTTCAAGTGCAGAATCTGCTTCGACTGCTATTGGCCCATTACGATGTATCTTTAATGCGGTTGTTGTATTCAATCCTGTTGTTTTAACATCCATTTTTCCACCTTGTGTTAATCTTGTATCAAGTAGAGAATTTTGATGTATATTAGTTTCAGAAGTATGAAAACTGTCATTTTTAGAATATAGATTATAAGTTTGATCAGTTGTAACAAACATTGAATTTATAGATTTTAGATGCATAGCTTGGCTTGCTGTTATCTTAATATTATTATTAGCTTCTATTCCAATTTCATCTAATGCACCTAAATTAATAGTAGATCCAGAAAGTATGGTTATATTGTCAGATTCTGCAGTATGAGTTATACTTTCTTTTGCATAATTTGTTATAAAGGTATTTGCATTCTCTGTTATACTATCTCCTGCATTTGATGCTATAAAAGTTCCTGCTGTTGTGCTGATTGAATCACCAACGTCTATCTTTAATTCTTTACCAACTACTATGTTCATATTTTCGTATGCTGTAAAATTTATATCTCTATCAGCAGTTAAATTTAAATCTTGTTGTGAATGAACAGAAACACTATCTTGTGCAAAAATATCAATTTTTCCGTTTGACGTCATTTCAATCCATGTAGTTCCTCGAGCATTTGCTATGTATATCAAGTCTTCAGTGTTATGCATCAATATTTGATGCCCGGTTCGAGTCCTAAGTCTTATTAATTCATTGTGTGGAAATTTAGTGTTACCACCTTTTTCACCGCGTTCTACGTTAACATAATCTGCTGGTGAGTTTTCGGGAGATCCTTTTCTTAATATCTTATCGTCACCGTCGTCCATAACAAAAGATGAACCACCCAATCTGTTTACATAGATGTTTGCTTTTGAATCAACTGGACCTAATTTATGTCTTGGACCGTTCTTGTCAATCGGTCCTGGGGTTGAAATTCCAAATACTGCCGAAGGAACTTCTCTTCTTGCACTCGACGTTGTAGTTCCTCTTATTTCATCTTCTAACAATCCCTGTCTTATAAAATTTAATACCATTTCTTTATGAAATGATTTTTTAAACACGGTAGGTTTCTTTTCGGCATAGTTAGATGAGGTTCCTAATTTTTTATTATATTCAGCAACCGGAACTTTTAATCCCTTAAGAGCCGATGGTGTTTCATCTATCGTTCTAGAAGTTGCTGCATAACCAGGTAACATAAAATTCATATAATCGTCTTGTACACAGCCTATCCAAAATCCTTGTCCGGGATTTCCTTCTGCAAAAATAACAAGAACCCTTGTTCCTACATCAGGCGGAACAAACCACATACCGTAAGATTTTTGAGAATATTCATATCCTTTTTCGGGC